CTAAACAACAGCATTTTCTTAAAAGTGTTGGAACTCAAGCTATGATAGATTTAATTAATAATTTAAATGAAAGACATCTAAATATAATTAAAGAACATTATGGAGTTGACGTTGAATTTATTAAATTTTCAAATAAAATAGTTGATAATTTTGAATTTTATTTAAATGAAAATGATTTTGATGAATTGCCAAAAATTTGTAATATGGCAATTCATAGAAATAAAGAAAAAGTTTTTGTAACAACATGGATTTAATATAGTTTATTTTATATTATATGTATTTTCCTGCATAGGACTGGCAATGATTTTAGTTGAATCTGCAATCTTTGAACCATTTAGAACATGGTTAAAAAAAGATAAAGAATCTAAAATTAAAATATTTTTAAGTAAAATATTTTCTTGCTTGCAATGCATGGGGTTTTGGACTGGTTTAGTATGTTCATTATTTCTAATGCCATTTAATTTTTTTACTATATTATGTTGTGGATTTGCAGGAAGTTTTTTATGTCCATTCGCAGCAGTAATTTATACTTATTTAGAAGCTGCTGCTTTAGTAAATATTAAGGAAGATTGATATGGATCATAAAATTTATTTACTTTATTGCAATAAATGTAATTGGAAGAGACATATTACTTATGAAGATGATATTAAAGATCTTTATGAGTATAAGCAAGTTGAATATCAAAAAAATATTATAAAAAATAATAATGAACAATCCTTTAGAAAAGGAAAAAGAAAATTTAGATGCCCAGTTTGTGGGTTTTCAATTCCAATTAATTTAATTGATGATTTACAAAAGAAAATTGATACATCTAAAGAATTAGAAGATAAAATTAATAAGATTATTGAACTTGAAAAATTTAATGAAGTATTAAAGAAAAAAGAATTAGACGAAATAAAAGATCAATTTAATATTAAATAGAAAGATTATATGAAGATAGGTTTATTGCAAGTAAAAGAAGCTTTAAAAGATCATAGATTTTTAGATAGTTTACCAAAAGATATATTTCAAGAAGATGTTGTTGCATATTTACAAAATCCAACATGTAGTTGCAACCTTCCTTTTTACAAGAAGGTTTTGAATAAAGCTCAAGATAAATTAAAAGCTTATTTTCCTCAAGGAGAAATTGTAAATGAAGAAGAGGATTTAAATAAGTTAGCTAAAAATAATTATCATGTAATTAATTGTCATATAAATGACTTAGCATCAAATTTAAAGAGATTTCCAGAAGGAAGAAAGCAAATTGCTATTGCTAGATTTGAAGATCAAGTTACTGTTATAATCAATGAGTTGGATTTATTATATTAATCATTTTTTCTGGATATTCTTTATATTTAGATATGTCTAAGGGCAATTCATCAAATTTTCTTTTTTTACCAATGATTATTGCATTTTCATAAAACTCTTTAGCTCTTGAAAAATCTTTTATTTTGTAAAAAATATCTCCTAATAAACACCAAAATTCTGACATCTCAGGTTTTTGAGATATGCAATTTAATATATTTGAATTAGCATTATTGATATCATTAAAGCAGTGAAGGTTTATCATTGATAAATAATATCTTAAAAGTAAGCTTGTTTTATCTTTTTTGTTTATACTTAAACAGTATTCACACAAATTTTTAAATTTTAAAAAATCATTTTCTGATAATGCTATAAAACATTCATAATAATATGGATCAAAATTCAAAGGCTCTAATTCTTTCCATTGATTAATTATCTCTTTTGAATTATATATTTTATAATTTGTTAAATCAGAATAAATTGTAAAGTTAGTATCTACAGAATCTTCAAGACTTATAAATTCAAAAATTGGATTCTTAAATTTATAAGTCCTATTAAAAAGTCTAACTTCTTTTGTAAAAACAGTATTTTGTATACATTTAAATGTGTATTTATCTTCATTAAAGTTGTTGAAATTTTCATTAAATAATAAATGTTCATAAGGTTGTATTAATAAACAATATTTATTTTTATATTTTGATAAAAAATTATTTCTTATTTCTGAATAATTTTTTATATTATTCACGACTTTAACATCAATTTTATAATCATTACAAATAGAAATTGTTTTATCTGTTGAATTAATGTTTATTACATCAATATCAATAAAATTGTATTTTAATAATGATTTAATACATTTTTCTATTGTATTTTCATTGTTCTGTATTAAAATTTGTGCTGTTATCATGAAATTTTTTTTCAATTAAATACTTAATTATATTATAATGTTCATTCTTTTTTACTTTTTTTAAATATTCAAGGTAAGAAACATAGCTTTTCTCAAGATGTGGAAATTCTAAAATTGACATTAAAGCATTCACTTCATTCATAACTTAAAATAGTAATAAAAGGAAAAAATGGCTACAGAGTATTTAAATAATAAATATTTAGAAACCGTTATTATAAATTTCTTAGAACTTAGAAAAATCAAACTTAGATTTGAAATGATAATAGAAGATTTAGATTTTTCTATTAAAAATAAAGAAACTAAGGTTAATCATGACTATGATTTTTACAAGAAAGAATATGAAAAATATAAGAAAGAATATGAAAAATCACAAGAAGATTTAACTACTGCTTTTTATGTTTTGTCTCAAAACCTAGCTAGGTATGCTAAAGACATTATTATTGATATGGATGATACAATTCAAGAAGGAGTTTTAACATGCCTATTAAAAATAGATAAATTTAAACCTGGAAAAGGTAAAGCATTTAGTTATTTTACTAGTGTTATATTAAATAATTCTAAACAAATGTATAGATCATATAAAGTATATAAATTACTTAAAGAAAGATATAAAGATTTTTTAACATCAAAATCTGGAGAAACCATTATAAAAAATGGAAGAGAAATAAATATAAATGAAGATTAATTTCTTTTCTTTTTAATTTTTTTACTTATAATTTAAATATTATTATAAATTATAAAGGAGAAAAATGTCTAAGAGTCTAATAGATGCAATTGATAGAGAAGAATTGTTACAAAAATTAAAAGAAGCTGGATTTGAAGATTTAATTGATGTTTTTTTGTCAAATGAAAAAAGAGTTTACACTAAAAAGGGACGTTTAAATAAAAGTGGAGCCTGTAGAATTTTAAAATGCAAAACAAAAGATTTAGAAGATAGGCTTGAAGCTTGTAAAGAAATATTAAAAAACGCTTTTGACTAACATTCTGTATCAATATATGCTCTTGCGTATCTTAAAGTTATTTCACATGTTAACGAATCTGATTCAGACATATCTAAATCACCAAAATCAACTTCTTTCAACCAAACATTTTCATATATCCAACGTTCAATAACTGTTCCCATACCATCATATAATTCTAAATAAGCAGTTTTAAAAAATCTACCATCAACTGGATATGTATATCTTCCATTACAAGCATCATATATATTTTTTATCCATTTAAAAACTGGATGAAATGATTTTTTTAAATCATATAATGTTAAATTTATTGGTTGATATTCAACTTTACCTGGAAGATATATTGTTTCATGCATATGTTCAACTTGAATTTCTTTAAACGAAACTTTTGGTCGAGCAGATTTGCTTGGAGGTAATGATCCAATACCATCAGCACATATTTCTGGTATTATAAAAAGCCATCTAAATTTACTTTTTATGCATGTATCACTTTTTTCTAATCCAAAACCTAATCCCATATTCATTAATTAAATTAAAATAAAAAGATCCATATATTATATAATATATGGATCTTTTTATTTTAATTTAATTAAATCTACTAAAATTAAAGAACCAAACCGTTTGCAGCATTAGTGCTACCAGATCCAGAACTTCTACTATTTCCACAAGCACTAAAGCATCCGAATGGAGTATATTCTGGACACAATGACTTGTATTGAATTGCTGTATATCTTAATGTCAATTCAAGTGTTGCTTCTTCACTTGAACTCATATCTAGATCACCAAAATTGACAGCTTTTGGCCAACAATTTAATAATGTCCATTGTTCAAGTGGAGTGCCAGTTGTATCATACATAACTAATATACCAGTGCCAGTGTAGTCACTTTGCTTAGAAGCTGCCCACATTCTAACTGGATCATTATAGTTATAAATAGATGCCAACCAACTCCATAATGGTTGTTGATCAACTGATGCAACATCAATATAAGTAACACTTATAGTATCTAATGTAGTCTTGCCAGGTACGAATGTTTTTGCATTTAAGAAATTAAATTCAATTTCATCTGTATCCCAACTTGGTCTAGACATAGATTTTACAAAGCTTTCATTAATCTTTTGTCCATTGCACAAGTTAATAACTTGGAATGTCCAAAGGAATTTCTTTTTAACGATTAGGTTTGCTCCACCTAATTTTCCAATTCCCATATTCATAATTTATGTCCTCAATTTTAAATTAAAAGATTTCTGTATTTTCAGAGAAGCTTCCAGTTCTATGGATGCTGAATTCAATAAACATAAACTCAGCAGCACGAACTGGCTGAATTCCGATTCTAGCTCTAAATTCATTTCTATCAATTACATCAGGTGTATTTAATGTTGAATCTGCTTGAATCTTATAATCATATATTCCACGACCAATTTGAATTTCTCTTAAAATTCCAGATGCGATCTCAACGAAGTCTCTTTGGAATGTTTCATCATTTGGATCAAATAATAATTGTCTAGAAGCAGCTTTAATTCTCTTTTCTGCTAAAAACAACATTCTTCTTACATTAATTCTGTCTAATGCTGTAGGAGTTCTTTGCATGGTCTTTTGACCCCAAATTAAATATCCTGTATCATTAAATTGAATAATTGGATTTATAGCGTTTCTATTTCCATACATCAAATCTCTTTCTGCAAGAGTTGGACGACTGAAAACACCAGTAATGTTTGGAACTTGTCCTCTCTTTGTTCCAGCAGGAGCAAACCAAGGAGCATCAACTGAGTCACTTCTTGCAATTGTTGCCATTACAGAACCTGATGGTGGAACCCATACATCAAGTTTGTTGAAGTTATCTCTTATTTTAACCCAAGGCCAGTATAATGCTGCAAAATCACTGTCTAATCTTGTTGAATTAAGAGGGTGTGAACCATTTTGCCATGCAACAACTTCATTTACACTTAATCCAAATGGAGTGTCAATTATAGCCAAACAGTCTTGTCTCTTATTTTGACAAATATCAATTAATCCTAAAACAACACCTGTGCTTGTGTGTCCTGGTGCTGCAAGCAAATCAATATCAATTTGTTCTGGATCACTTAAAGCAAACATACCAGTTGAACTTACTTCTTCTCCAATAATTAATGCATCTTGATCATCTGGGTCTGATGGAATACCATCAGATCCACCTGTTAATGAATAAGTTCCATTTTTAGGAGGTGCAGTAACTGCTGTATTATCAATAGCTGTGATATAATCTGAGTTATTAGCTAAATATGTTTCTACATAGTAATTACTTGATTGATCTTTTGTTAAATTGCCATGAGATTCAACTTGAACAGAATTGCTGTATACATCAATTTGGAATGTTGAGTTTCTAACATCATTTTTAACTACAATTTGGGTTGAATTTCCTTCAATACCAGCACTATCCGCAGTAATTGTTAAACTATTGCTGTTAGAAACAGTTGATCCAATAACAATCCCTAATTGTTCAATATTTACAGCACCTGTTGTGCCACTTAAAGTTGTTCCTTTTGCTGTCAATCCATCAAAATCAAAGATTGCAAATGCAGTTGATTCACTCTTAACAAGTAATTTAGCATCTTTACCACTATGCAAGCTTACTAAAGTAATATTTTTAGAAGAATACATTGGATGAGAAATTAAATTAATAGTTAAACCATCAATTACAGGA